ATGCAGTGCCCCCCAGCCCCCAAAGGGGCGGGGGGGTTCACGGCTCCGGCCACCAATACAGGTGATCGGGCATGCCACCCGCTGGTTTAACCCAGCGAACTCGTTTGCGCACGTACATGTGGTCGTAAACGGCTACCGATGATGTCTGATCGGTGTCATCAGTTCGTTGCATAACGTTGGCCACTTGCCATGGTGCTGCGAAGAGAACTTGACAGTTCTTCCGCAGAAACCACAGGTAATAGCCTCGGCTATCAACGAAAGTTCGCTTCCTACTTTTTGCAACATAGGATTTGAACATGGAAATCTGATGAACATCTTTCAGAAGTCCTCTTCGTCGCGCAATCAGGGGGTCTATCCAGACACCCGAGATCGTACTCTCATTATATGGAACCAAAGGAAGCTTGAAAATTTCCACTAGATCGTGGATATATGCTTCTAAGGCCCCGCCAATGAGAGCAATACTACCGACTGTGTTAACAAGATGGGCCAAAACAGCTTTACGCTGATCAACACACCTTACATAAGTCGGTGTAACATCAACCCCATCGAAGTAATCCCCACCGCACGATTCCCTAAAGGGACCGTCAGTGAATGTCTTACCTTCATTGATGGAAAATCCGAGGAATCCTGTTAAACGCAGGAAGGGCTCATAGTACTCCCGCTCTATGATGACGTCGTCACCATAAACCAGAAATCTTCTGGACCCGACCGCATAACAGGCAGCAGCGAATAGAAGCGTTTCAATGGCAAAAGTGCTTCCGTTTCCCATTGAGGAAAACTTGGCATATACGCCATCACCAAAGGCGCCCCGGAAACCCGGGGTACGCACATCCTTAAGATAGCCAAACCACCCGCTCGGAAATACGAGCGAGACGGCATTATAGGCTATTGTATCGGATGCGGCACTGAAGTCAACTGTTACAAAATCATTGTTGACCGAAGCGTCCTTGGCGGCTTTCTTATTCGCAGATTGGTTGCGCAGATCAATTCCGAAACGACGTAAACGCCGCTTGGCATACGTGTCGAATGCAAGCTGGAGGGGTAAATTCCCTTCTGGCTCGCACGCGATAGTACGGTCTGTCTTCCAATTCTTCGGTACTAGCTCCACCCTATTAGTGTGTGTAGGCTTGAGTCGTGGCTCATTAAAACCGTAAAAACGGTAGAGCGCCGACAAGTACTTAAAAGCTGGACGCGTAGCGTACAGCTTCATCCGCATTTTCATCTGCGGCAAGCTTTCACGACGACTAGAGTGGGATGTTGCACCTGGAGTCACCTTCACTAGGGCCGGCAAGGCCTCAATGAACGGCTTGACGTCACCTAGCACCCTATCTATATAGGATGCCATTCTCAGAATCTCCTGACGGTACCCATCACCCAACAGGTGAGGATACCCGACGAATTTCCCAAGACGGCGATTTGTATCGTGGCATTTATCCTCGGCTTCCATAAAGGACGCCTTGGCTGCCTCTTTACAAACCTCCTTATTGGCCAGATCGGCGTTCTTTTTAAAGAACGCTTCAACCTGTCTAAGTGCGCGCCAATCGTTGACTGTATGTCTATGCCAGTCAAAATGATCGGTGCATGAAGCTAACCCAGCAAGGTTACGAGATCGACGAAATCCGCCGACCTTAGCAACCAATGCGGGATCAACTCCGGTTAGGTCCTCAACATAATATCGACATATGTCGTATACTACATCTTGTGGTTCCATTACGGAATCCTCCTTTCAAAGCAACGGCTAGTTTTGCGCCGGCTCATTTCACAAAGAACAATTTCTTCATGAGAGCCCAAAGAGAAGCAAGCAGGCCAACGGTTTTCACGACGTTGTCTGCACAATCCAAAACTGGACTGTCCTTATATTCAGGTTGCTCCTCTTGCCCGGCACGATTTTCATCGTCCATGGGTGCGTTTAACTAAGCCATTCTTGCGTATCTACGCTGTTGGCAAATTCATCTCCCGCGATAATATCGCGGAAGAACGCCAAGGCAACGTCGACATCTGCACTTGAACCAAGCACAGGATATCTGGCGATAGCTTCAAAAGTGACCTTGTTTGAGATAACCATCCCTTCCGAGTCCTCGGTCGCAATTACGACCTTAAAAGAGTACTCGATCATGGTTTGGTTACCCTCCGGTACACGCCGCTTTTCGATAACCAGCTTCGGCTTGACTGCCGTATGTCCGGTTACCGTTGACGTGCGCGAATTTCCATTACTGGAGAATTCATTGAGGACAGTTGTCATAGCTGCCATACTTTACCTCCTAAATCGCTGCAAGACTAGTCCCACCAGGTCTAAGACCTTAAGGGCATCCAGTCGCAACTTAAAATGCGGTAGGTAGGGTACAGCACAAGGGGTGCGCTTCTCTAAAACCAGCTTCGAGCTGCCTGTTTGCCAATGGGTTCCGTCGACGAATTCAACATCGCCTTCGGCGTGCGTCCCTCCAATTTCTGCATGGAAGGAACGCTCGATCGTTACACGATAACCACACGAAGCAACATAGGTATGCTGAAGCACCATAAAGGACATCGCCGCAATTGACTTACCTACCGAAACAATCCAATCCAACACGAAGCTAAAAGGGATTAACTCCCAAGCTGTTGTGATGGGGTTGAATTGAAACTTCGGTACTTCAATGTCAGCTGCCACAGAACCACGTATACTCGTGGTGATTTTATCAATCTTTTGAACATCAAGATCAATTAACCACTTAGAATATACGTACGCCTCCTGTTTCGTAGTGGAATATGTTGTCCCACTCCGATCTGAGTAGCGTGTACGAGCTTCGTCTAGATGAACAAGAGCCTTATGTATGTCTTGAATATCATACATAAGGGTTCTCCACCCGTAACGAGCCGACAGCCAGTCATTTGTCAGGGACCTCCAATGGAAAGCCTTTTTAAGCTTCCACGGGATCCTGAGGGAAAGGAGCTTTTTAAGCGTCCCAACCACCAGGTGCCTGACATCTAACAGCTCAGCAAGAAACGTAAGACTATCATGGCCTGATGAATAGATTTTCGCCGCTGCTTCCTGGACGTACTGATCGTACGTTTCGGGCGCGTAGGCTAAACCTTCATCCCCTGTGATAATCCAGTCGTCAAGTTGACAAAAGTTACCATCACGATACACCCTCCAGATATCATCTGGGTGGTTTACATCATGATAACGATAGTCCGACCCTCCGGAGCACTGACCTGTTAAGGTCTGCTGCCACCAAGGGGTGTGGGGCATTAACTCCCCATTCTTGACGCGTTTGTGGTAATCAGGTATAGCCCAACCAACAAAAGATGAGTTATTCAAGCTATCAGTTGTATAGCTCTCTCCCACCTTCGTGGTCGTGCCCTCTGGATCAACCGTATAATAGGAACTAACGTTCCCGTTGGTTGTATCTTCGAGGCCCGATCTCCTCTTGAGAAACTTCTCTACCTTGCGCATGGTTTTACCTCCTTACGATGGAGGTCTACCACTGCAAGGCAGATCACTCCTCGCACATTAGGCCGACGTCCGCAAACGCCGACGTACCAGGGCCAAAATGGACACTCAAAGAAATTCTGAGTGCTCTTCCCCCG